CTTAATTAGTACTAGGAGGAACAAAATAATGGCAATTACTGCTGCTTTGGTAAAAGAATTGCGCGACATGACTGGCGCAGGTATGATGGACGCTAAAAAAGCATTGGTTGAAACTGACGGTAATATCGATAAAGCGGTTGACCTTCTTCGTGAAAAAGGTTTAGCTGCAGCAGCTAAAAAAGCTGGTCGTATTGCAGCTGAAGGTGTAGTACAATCCTACATCCACGCTGGTGGCCGTATCGGCGTTTTAGTTGAAGTTAACTGCGAAACTGACTTCGTTGCTAAAACTGACGACTTCCAAAACTTAGCACGCGATATCGCTATGCAAATCGCTGCTGTTAACCCTACATACTTGAACCGTGAAGAAGTTCCTGCTGAAGTAATCGAACACGAAAAACAAGTATTGTTGGAACAAGCTAAAGTAGAAGCTGAAGAAGACGTAAAAGCTGGCCGTAAACCAAAACCTGAAGCTGTTTTGGAAAAAATGGTTGCTGGTCGTATTGAAAAATTCTATAAAGAAAACTGCCTATTAGAACAAGTATTCATTAAAGATGGTGACAAAACTGTTACTGATGTAATTAATGAAAGTATTGCAAAAATCGGTGAAAACATCAACGTACGTCGTTTTGTTCGCTACGGTTTAGGTGAAGGCATTGAAAAACGCCAAGATGACTTCGTAGCTGAAGTAATGGCATCTGTTGGTAAATAATTAAGAAACAATAAGAGAACACCGTACAGTGTTCTCTTATTTTGCAATAGAGGAGTAAAAACATGGCAAAGAGAAACTTTCAACGTATTGTTTTGAAGTTGAGTGGTGAAGCATTAGCAGGTGACCAAGGATTTGGTATTAACCCTGATGTTGTTGAAGAATTTGCGCAAGAGATTGCAGCTTTAGCAAAATCCACTGATTTAGAAATCGCAATTGTTGTTGGTGGCGGTAACCTATGGAGAGGGTTGGCTGGTAGTAACCAAGGTATGGATCGTGCTACTGCTGACTATATGGGTATGCTAGCAACAGTAATGAACTCCTTAGCATTGCAAGATGCATTAGAGCAAGCTGGCGTAGATACTCGCGTACAAACAGCTATCGAAATGCAAGAAATTGCAGAACCTTATATTCGTCGTCGCGCTATTCGTCACTTAGAGAAAAAACGTATCGTAATCTTCGGTGCTGGTCTAGGTAAACCTTACTTCTCTACAGATACAACAGCTGCATTACGGGCTGCTGAAATCGAAGCTGATGCAATTTTGATGGCGAAGAAATTTGCTGATGGTGTATATGATTCCGATCCTAAGACGAATCCTAATGCCATTAAGTTTGATGAGTTAACATATAACGATATCATCACAAAAGAATTAAAAGTTATGGATGCTACATCTACAACTTTATGTAAAGATAACAATATTCCTATTATTGTATTTAGCATGGACATTCCTGGTAACATTACAAAAGCCGCTAAGGGCGAAGAGATTGGTACCATTGTTCGAGGAGAATAGATAAAAATTAAGAACCCAGTAGACACGCAGTTTACTGGGTTCTTTTCTATTTGAGAGTATATAAAATTGTCAAAATCTTTAACGGTAGCTCACCTGTGGCTCACCCTTTTCAAGGTTAAGAGGGACTGGTAATTTATTCACGGCATCTACATATTGAGCTACTGTCTTATGAGTGTAGATAGACTGGGTAATATCCTTAGCCGTAGAGTGGCCAACAATGTGCTTAACCAATATCTCAGGTATGTCAGCGTTACTACACATAGTAATAAATGTATGACGAGTATCATGTGGAACGTGTGAGCCTAATTGCCATTCTTCACATGCTCTAGTAAACTCATCACGATAACGATGTTTAGCCCAACCTGTCACGAGCTTCTCTGAACGTTTGAATTTAGCAGTTTTATATAGCTCTTCAATAAATGGATAAATACATTCGGCAATCGGTATAGCACGATCACGTCCGGCATCCGTTTTAGAACCACCAACCATATATCGGTCTTTTAAATGTACATTTTCAGTCTGAAGTGCAAATAACTCAGAAATTCTCAAACCAGTGTAAATAAAGATTAATAAAAACCGTGCTATTTGCTCGTTTTGATGTTGCCATAGAGTATTTATATTAGGCAACGTGAAAACATTCGCCTTGCGTGTTTCTCGTGCATTTTTTGAGATTATAATGTCATTCATATAATTTTTAGTAATGATTTCATGTTTTATGGCCACATTCATGACACGAATAAGAATTGACTTCGTATTCTTCTGATACGAATAGGTAAAATCGTTATCATCAAAAAATGACTGTACATGGATGGCACGTATGGTACTAACATCTAATTGAAGTAAGTGACTAAAATGTCTGCGTGCAATATCAATACTTTGGATACGTCCCTTAGACAACCCCTGGCGCTCAGACTCTTCTAATGTCCATTCAAATACCTGGCCAAAAGTAGTTATCTTACGTTCTTCAAATGCATCTGGATTAGTAGCATAAGTAGAGAGTGCTTGATAGGCTTCGCTCTGAGTAGCGAATGTACCTAGTGATTTCTTGATAGGCTTACCATCTTCAGTCCATCCGATCGTGATTACTGCACGGTATGGCTTGCGTAATTTCTTATGTTTTAATTTATATACGGTACCAGAACCGTTGGCTCGTTTCATAGCCATAAATATCCTCCTTGTCATAAATAGCATGGAGGTAGTATAATATGTGTATAGGAAAAACTAAATACACCACCCCGTGCTATTTGGTTTTAAGCGGCGGCATCGTTTATTCGGTGTCGCTTTATTTTTTTATACCCCTATCTATACATTGGATAGGGGTATTTTTATTATTTAAACTTAATCTGTTTTTCTTGACCGCCAAGATAGTAGGTAACTGTTGGCTTTAGCTCAGTCATAACTTTGGCCACACCTGGCTGTACAGGTGCGATAAAGATATGGTGATGATAGAAGGAGTGAGGGAACATATCTATCCGATAGCTAGGCGGTACATCTTCAACGATTTGCCACTTAGCGTCTACAGATTTACCATTATCCAAGGTGATTTTAGAGTCATAGCCACCTGTAGCTGATAGTATTGTCCACTCCTCTAGGACCACCTGGGTAGTAGTTTGCCCTAAGACTACTTCATCCTTAAACTCAATAGATGGTGAAGGCTTAAGTGCGAATACTAAGCCAATACAAACAAGAATAATAATAGGTACTGCGATAGTTAGTCGTTTTAGTTTCATGATATATCTCCCTTAGTTATCAATGAAATGGTGGTAAAACTGAATAAATTCTAGCTCGCTTTCATTTAGTGATGATCGTCTTACCATCTGTTCAACGATGTTGACATGATGGTCTATATAGAAGTCATCATTAAGAATATGAGTTAGTTCGTGTTTAATCTGTTCTCGTAGCTTCTCTTGTGACAAATGTCTGTTTACATAAATATTATGTGTGTCATAATCTGCTGAACCCTCTACGACAGCATCTACGAAAGGCAATTCACAATAAATTACATTTACAACCAATGTAACACTCCCTTGTGTATTATTTGTTTTTAAGTTTTAGTAGCTCAATGTATTCAACAGCCTTCTCCATATCCTCCTTACTGATATCCTTTGCAGCAGAAAATAGCATGTGTGCATCTGGACGTGTGCGTAAGTACTCTGCAAACGCTGCAGTCTCAGCGTCAACGTAATACCCTTTGCGTTCGTGGGGGAGTGTGATTGGCTCTCCAACATTGGCTAAATCTTCTGGACTGATATTCAAACCTCTACATATTTTAATAATATTATCTATTGATGCACCTCCTACATTGCGCAATATGGAAAACAATGTTGAAGAAGGCATCCCTATGTTAGCGGCGAATTCTCGCTGAGTCATCCCATATTCTTTAATCTTACCTTTTAAATATTCTTCTCTAGTCATGATAATAGCTCCCTATCAATTAACTATATATGTAAATTATAATATGCACTGTCTGATATTTCAATAATGAGTTATGAATTTTTATATATAAATCCGATATTTCAATATTTAATTATGTTTAAACTAAACTTCAACAACTGTTTATTGGACATGTCCGAAATATAAAGCTATACTAAAGCCATAGAGATATCCGAAATATCGGACATCAGATATATTTATTCATAACTAAGGAGGTGAAAAACTAATGTATCCAAATCTTAACGCAGAACTAGCTCGTAAAGGCTGGACACGTAAAGACTTAGCGAGAGAGACTGGGCTTAAGTACCAGACGCTCAATGAAAAGATGAATGGCAAGCGTCCATTTACCTTCCCCGAAGCGGTACTGGTTAAGAAAGCATTGTCTACTGAGCTTGGTCTCGAACAAATTTTTTTAACTTAGTTGTCCGATATTTCGTACACGGAGGTATTCACTATGAAGCAACAAGTACCGGACATCGCTCCAGTAGTCGCAGCATTAGATAGGTTTATTATTACAACCTTAGATAATGGCTACTTGGAAGAAGTCCAATGTGTAAGTGATCTAATCAACGCAAGGGTCACTTTGGTATCTACTTACCAACAAATGACTAGCAAGGAACGAGCGTTACCTATTAGAAAAGGCGGTCAACCAATCTATGCTAGACGTACAAAATAACCCCATCGGTACCGGACATACCGACAGGGCCAATCAAATAATAATTCGATTAACTTAAGTATACAACAACGAAAGGTATTTATCCATGAATAAAACAATTTTAATGACAGCAACAATCGCATCCTTAGCAGTGAATGTAATGGCTGCTAACAACAATACTTTGGCAGGCACGGACAATAACATCACAGCAACTTCCCATAGCTCAATGGTATCTGGCTATCAAAATACTATCAATGCAAACAACGCACTAGCATTTGGTACTAACAATACTGTAACTGGTGAAAATGGGTTCGCAGGCGGTAATAACGCTACTGCAGCAGGTCGCAACTCCTTCGCCTTTGGTTCTCACGCTGAAAGCCTAGTGGAGTACACTGTGGCAATCGGCAACCAAGCAAGAACAGCGTCCTATGATAGCGTAGCTATCGGGAACGGTGCCTTCGTATCCGGTGAATCTAGCGTAGCGCTTGGCCGTACTAATAACGTAACTGGTGAAAACTCCGTTGCAATCGGTGCCAACAACGGCACAGTATCCGGCGGGCAGTCCGCCGTAGTTGGCTACAACAATAAAATTGGTGCCGATAAGGAGCAGTTGGTGTTTGGTTCTAACTCTGAATCTAGTGGCCAAGGAGCTCTAGTATTTGGTACTCACGCCAAATCCGTAGCCATTGACGCTATCGCATTTGGTAACAATACAATCTCCGATAAACCTAACGCAGTGGCCATTGGCACAAATGCAGTTACTGATGATGCAGTTGGCGTTGATGGGGTAGACCTTAACGGTACACGCCATATCTTCGCAGGTGAACAACCTGCTAGTGTGGTTAGCTTTGGTGCTCGTGGTAGAGCCGGTGCAGGCGGAGTTAAGTATTACAACCGCCAACTCACGAATGTTAGCGCTGGTAGAGTAGAAGCTGACTCCTTAGACGCGGTGAACGGCTCCCAATTATACGCTGCATACGATGAAATCAATACCATTGGAGGCACAGTAAATGGACATACTCAACAAATTAATCGAAATGCTAATAATATTGGCGCTAACACTAACCGCATTAATAACCTTGAAGGCGCTGTTAACACTAACGCTACTGCTATTAACAATCTAGCAGGTGCGCTTACTACTACCCAAGGTCAAGTAAAAGTAAATACAAAAGACATTGCAGACCTTAAAGGCAAAACAGATGCTAATACTAATGCTATTAGCCAAGTAAATGATCGTGTGTCTGACACTAACCAACGCATTGATAACTTAGGGAACAGCTTTAATAACGTATCTCAACGCATGAATAAATTAGGTGCAAGCTCCGCATCATTAGCAGGTCTACATCCTCTTGAATACAACAAGAATGATAAAGGAAACTTCGCTATTAGCTATGGTCATTACCGTAATGCAAATGCAGTAGCACTTGGTGCGTTCTATAGCCCTAATGAAAAAGTACGCTTAGGCTTCGGTATCACTCTAGGTGGTGAAACTCAATTCAATATTAATGCTGCGTTCCGCACTGGTAAGGGTTCCGAATACGAACCACAAGCTAAGAATGGCGAGCTTGAACAACTTCGTAAGGAAGTAGCTGAATTAAAAGCATTAGTTACTAAATAGGAGGTAGTCATGATAAAGAAAACAATCGCAGTTTGCCAAATGGCTACCGTTCTTGGATGGTCACTAACGGCGGTACGTGAATGTATCGCCAGGGATAAATTCCCATTCGCACAATGTTGGCAATGTCAAGGGAAGAAGGGTCGCACCTTCTCCATTGATAAAGAAGGCTTCCGGTTCTACCTAGAACATACGCTAGGTTGGACAGCTAGCAAAATTGATAAAGAATTCAAAGAAGCTCATATTCATTAACTCAACGAGGTGTACAGAAATGCTTACAGCGATAAAAGTAATCGGCTTCATCTTAATTATCGGAGCTATGGGCTCCTTAGAACTGGACCGAGTATCATTCGGAGGATTCTTGATGCAAATCATGTTAGGCGGATTGTTGATCATATCCGCTACCCAACATGAACGGATTAAATATTTGAAGGAACGATTATATGGCCCGCACTGAGCGTAACTACAGACTCCGCCAGGATGTGTTCTACAAGCTATGGAACGATAAGTCAGATAAGTTCAAAACTCAAAAGGCTATCCAGGATGCTGCTAAGTTATCAAAGTCTACCATTAGACGGTTACTACTTGGTAACCGGGTAGACTACAACACAGCTCACGCCATAGCTAAGGTATTTAAGGTTGAAATACCTGTATTGTTTGGTGAGGTGATTAGTTATGAAAGACTATAGTGGTCCACAGCCAGTGATGCACATGGCTGTATTAAGAAAGGGACTTGATCTAAAGAAGTTAGTCTATGAACGCACACCATACGGGTTTGTTACATGGTGTCATGAAATCGGTATTAGCCCTAAGATTGCAAAGCTAAATCGTGGTGAGTGTTGTCGTGTATCTACCGCAGAACTCATAGCTAAAAGCCTACGAATGTCCTTTAACTGCTTATTTAAGCGTACGACTATAAAGCAAAACTCATGGGGTAATAGATTCGGATATAAGTTAAAGCATGATGAATTTAAAGCCTTACTAGCTAAAAGGAAACTAAATGTGCAAAGCGCTGCTGAAATATGTGGGGTACACTACGTTACATTGTATTGCTATTTGAGGAATGAGAACGTAGCTAGATTTAAGACAGCAGTACAAATAGCAGATGGTCTTAAGGTTCCCATAGAATCAATATTCCAAGTACAAGATTACTAATACAAGAAAGGTAAACATAATGGACAAAATTAAAATCAACTCTTTTGAGTTGGAGAATGTGAAACGTGTTAAAGCGGTATCTTATGAACCTACAGAAAATGGTCTAACAGTCATTGGTGGTAAGAATGGCCAAGGTAAAACATCTATATTAGATGCTATCGCATGGGCGCTTGGTGGAGCTAAATTTGAACCTTCCAGTGCTGCACGTGAAGGTAGTTATAATCCACCTAAACTTGAAGTTAAGTTATCCAATGGTCTCGTGGTAACACGAACTGGTGCCAATAGCACACTTAAAGTACTTGATCCAGAAGGTAAGAAATCTGGCCAAAAGATTTTAGATACATTTATTGGCCAACTTGCCCTGGACCTCCCTAAGTTTATGGAAATGAGTGACAAAGAAAAGGCTCAGGAATTACTTCAATTATTGGGCGTAGAAGACGAATTAAAGAAACTCGAGGGTGAATACCAAGAGGTATACGCTAAACGTCATTCTATAGGGCAAATTGCCACTCAGAAAGACAAATACGCTAAAGAGTTGCCTGCATATGATGAAGTTCCACAGGAACCTATTAGTGCATCGGAACTCATTAAACAGCAACAAGATATCCTACTTCGCAACGCTGAGAACCAAAAGAAACGGAATAACGTGTCTGCTATCAAGGCTCAGATGGTTACAGTCAATAACTTAGTAGATGAAGCTCAACGAAAATTAGAGGAACTTCAAGCTAAGCAAACACAGCTAGCAGAAGATTATGATATTGCAACGACTGCAGCTAAAGACTTAGAAGATGAGTCCACGGCAGAGCTTGAAGAGCAAATCAAGAATGTTGATGAAATCAATTCTAAAGTGCGTGCTAACCAAGAACGCCAACGTGCTTTGCAAGAAGCTGCAGACTTTAAACAGGAATACGATGAATTGACGGATGACATTCAAGACATTCGTGATCGTAAAAATAAATTACTTGAGTCTGTGGATATGCCACTACCTGGTCTATCTATCCAGGAAGGTGTACTTATCTACAACGGTAAACAATGGGACTGCATGAGCGGTGCTGAGCAACTAAAAGTGGCCACAGCTATCGTTAGAGCACTTAACCCTAAATGTGGATTTGTGTTAATGGACAAAATGGAGCAAATGGACATCGATACTATGAAAGAATTCGGTGGGTGGTTGGAGAAAGAGGGGCTACAAGTTATCGCCACTCGCGTTACGAACAACCTAGATGAATGCTCCATCATCATTGAAGATGGCCACATTAAGGGCGAAGAGTTCAGCACTACAGGTAAAACTACTAAGGCTAAATCTAAACCTAAAGCAGAACCTAAAGAAGATGTAACAGAAGAACCTAAAGTAACAGATGATTGGGGTGAATTTTAATGAATATTACTACTGGTAAAAGAAAAAGAGCACAAAAATGTATTGTGTATGGTACCGAGGGTATTGGTAAAACCACCTTCGCTAGTCACTTCCCTTCTCCTGTCTTTATTGACACGGAAGGAAGTACAGACCACCTAGATGTGGCACGTACTGAAAAGCCTACATCATGGACAATGCTTATCTCCTTTATTAAGGAATTTGCTATGATGCCAGGCGGCTATCAAACATTAGTCATTGATACTATCGACTGGGCTGAGCAACTATGTGTAGAGCATATCTGCGCTCAACACCAAAAGAAAGGTATTGAGGAGTTCCCATATGGCACAGGCTATGTATTTGTACGTGAGGAAATGGGGCGCTTCCTTAACCTTCTTGATGAAGTAATCGATGCGGGTATGAATGTAGTGCTTACTGCGCATACACAAATTCGTAAGTTTGAACAACCAGACGAATTAGGTGCATATGATCGCTTTGAATTAAAGCTAGGGAAGAAAACAGGTAGCCAAACATCCCCTCTCATCAAAGAATGGGCGGATATGGTACTCTTCGCCAACTACAAAAACGAAATCATAACATCGACTACTAATAAGAAAAAGGCAGTCAATGGTAAGCGTTTAATGTACGCTACACACTCTCCGGCGTGGGACGCTAAAAACCGTCATGGATTGCCAGATGTAATGCCATTTGAATATAGCCAGATTGCTCACGTTATCCCAGATGATGTACTTCCAAAAGCTGCCGCTGATGAATTGGCCAAAGCAAGCACTGATGACTACGCACCGGAAGTAGTGGAAGCTGCAAAAGCACAAACTGGGGAAGTAGTAGCTAAGGAAGAGCCAAAGGCTGAGCCTAAGCCTAAAGCAGAATCTAAACCTGCAGAAGATGATACACCATTAGTTGAAACAGCTATCCCTAAACCATTAAAAGACTTAATGGCTAAAGATGGTGTGACATTAGACCAAGTACAGTCCGTAGTTGTAGCTCGTGGTAAATATCCACAAGGTACTCCATTTGAAAATTATGATCCAGCGTTCGTAACAGGTTGGATTATCCCTATGTGGGACAAAATTGTTGAATTCATTAATAAATAAGAAACGAGGTAACAGATTATGAGCAGCACATTTGAACAATTAGGTACAGAAGCATTAGGTTTTAACTCTGAAGTAGTAGCAGAGGTAAAAGAATTTACACTACTTCCTGCAGGGGTATATCCATTCGTTATTACTAACGTAGAAAAAGGCTACACAGATGTGGCTACTGCTAAAATTCCGGCTAACACACCTAAAGCAGTTATTACATTAGAAGCCGATGGTGGTGCCCAAGGTAAGAATAAAGTCACTGAAAGATTGTATTGGATTCCCTCCATGATGTGGAAGGTATCTAATGTATTCATTGCTACTGGTTTAGCTAAACCAGGTGAAAAGTTTATGGCAAATCCTGACTTATTAATTGGCAAAACAGGTCAATTTGAACTGAGCCACCGCTTATATGAAAAGAATGACGGTACACAAGGTACTGCTAATGAAATCAAGAAGTTTATTCAACCTAAAGACGATAGCTTCGGAGGCTTCTAATGGAATTAAGACACTATCAGACAGAGGCAGTTAATGCCGTATGGTCAGAGTGGGAGAAAGGTAATAGACGTACCCTGTTGGTGTTACCAACGGGGTGCGGTTAACGCAAGACTATATGTTTTGCCAAGATTGCTGAGGAGGCAGTCCGAAGAGGTAAGCGTGTATTAATCCTGGCGCATCGTGAAGAACTACTTCAACAGGCTTCAGATAAAATCATGCAAGCCTCTGGGCTGACTACGGCAATGGAGAAGGCTGAACAGTCATGCATAGGTAAATGGGACCGCATCATAGTCGGTTCTGTACAAACCCTATGCCGTGACAGCCGGCTAGCACTCTTCAGTAAAAACTACTTTGACACGATCATCATCGATGAAGCACATCATGCTTTATCTAGTAGCTATCAAGCTATATTAAACTACTTTGACATAGCCGATATACTCGGCGTTACTGCTACACCAGATAGGTCAGATATGCAGAACTTAGGCAAGGTGTTCGATAGCTTAGCTTATGAATATACCCTACGTGATGCGATTAGTAGTGGCTACCTGGTGAAGATACAAGTACAAACATTACCACTACACATCGACTTTACTAATGTAAAGATAACCGCCGGTGACTTCCAAGCCGGTGATATTGGTAGAGTATTAGATCCGTACTTAGAACAAATTGCTGATACATTACTTGACTACAAAGATAGAAAAATAGTGGTGTTCTTACCACTCATTGAAACGAGTCAAAAGTTCTGCAAGATGCTAATTGAACGTGGGTTTAATGCTGCCGAAGTAAATGGTAACAGTAAAGACCGTAACGAAATTACAGAAGACTTCGCCAATGGTAAATATAACGTGCTCTGTAATTCAATGCTACTAACGGAAGGGTGGGACTGCCCTAGTGTAGATTGCGTAATCGTACTTAGACCGACTAAATCAAGAGCGTTATATACGCAAATGATTGGCCGTGGTACTCGATTATGCGAAGGAAAAGACCACTTATTAGTGCTCGACTTCCTATGGCACTACGAAAAGCACTCTCTATGTAGACCTGCTCATTTAATAGCTAAGTCGGATGATGTAGCCATTAAGATGACAGAGATACTTGAAACATCAAGTATGGGCTTAGAGGAAGCTGAGGAAGAAGCTGAACGTGATGTACTTGCTGAACGTGAAGCTGCACTTGCTAAAGAGCTTGCAGCTATGCGTAAGAAAAAAGCCAAACTCGTTGATCCATTACAGTTTGAATTCTCTATTCAAGCAGAGGACTTAACACATTATGTACCAGCTTTCGGTTATGAAGTACAAGCTATTACAGATAAACAAATAGACACTTTAGAAAAATTTGGAATTAATCCTGATTTAATTGAATCTTCAGGTAAAGCAACTTTACTCATTAATCGATTAATTAAACGAAAAGAAGAAGGGTTGGCTTCACCAAAACAAATCAGAACTTTAGAACGCTATGGATTTCAAAAAGTTGGAATGTGGACTCAAAATGATGCATCTAAAATGATAAGTAGAATTTGTGCTTCTGGTTGGAGAATTCCTAAGGGAATCGTACCTAAAACATATTATCCAGCATAGGAGAAAATAATGGGTAAATTAATTGATTTAACAGGAAAAACATTTGGCCGATTAAAAGTTATTAAATATTTAGGAAAAATTAAAGGTACCTGTTCACCCTATTGGGAATGTAAATGTTGTTGTGGAAACATAAAGGTCGTTCGAGGTGATCATTTAAGATTTGGGAAAATACAAAGTTGTGGTTGCTATGAATCCGAATTTAGAAATGCAGGAATGCCACATAAAATTCACGGAAAATCTAAACGTAGAATTGCAAAGATATTTTATGGAATGAAAAAACGTTGCTATAATCCCAACTCAAACGCTTATAAAAATTATGGTGAAAGAGGAATATACATTTGTAAAGAATGGTTAACAGATATTTTACTATTTATAGACTGGGCGCAATCTAATGGATATCAAGATAATTTAACAATTGATCGCATTGATAATGATGGGCCATATAGCCCTACTAACTGTAGGTGGGTAGATGCCAAAACACAAGCCGGTAATAGAAGGCCAAGAACAAGGAGTGCAAATGGAACAGAATAAGTTAGATTTAAGAGAAGTATTGGAGTACATCGACCCAGTCGATTGCTCTTACGAAGAATGGCTAAACGTAGGCCTTGCACTTCACCATGAAGGGTATCCAATGTTTGTATGGGAAGAGTGGTCATCTAATGACGGTGAACGGTTCCATCCTGGTGAATGTGAAGCTAAATGGAATTCATTCGGTGCTTACACTGGGAAACAAATTACAGGGGCCACTATCACTCAGATGGCTAAAGAAAATGGATGGACATCTAACCGTAGTACTCAATGGGATGCAACAGCAGTACCATTCGGAACAATGGTTATGGCCAATCCTGATCCATACAAAATTATTGACAAGACCTGGGTAGAAGCCTCTGACATTGATATTCCAAAGCACTATCCTCAAGAACAACGTGTGGAGGACTTAACAAAGTACCTCCAAGCGTTGTTCGAGCCAGAAGATTATGTTGGCTATGTAAATACTGTTTATGTACATCAAGATAAAGATGGTACAGAGATTAAATCACCGACTAAAGGAAGTTATGGACGTACGCAAAATCAAATTTTAGACGCTCTGAGAGCTAATAAAAAGGTTGATGATGCAATAGGCACACTCGATGAAGAAGCGGGGGCATGGATACGATTTAATGCATTAGATGGTAAAGGTGTAAAGAATGATAACGTAGCATCTTTCAAATTCGCATTGATTGAGTCTGACAACATGGAACTCGGAAAGCAAAAGGCTATCCTAGAGCAATTAGAGTTACCAATAGCAGCTATGGTATATAGCGGTGGTAAAAGTATCCATGCTATCGTGCATATCGATGCCAATGATTATTCTGAATATCGTAATCGCGTAGACTTCCTATATCAAATCGTACAGAAGAATGGGTTCAAGGTTGATAAGCAAAACAAAAACCCTAGCCGATTATCACGTATGCCTGGTGTGATGCGTGCCGGTAAACCTCAATTCTTAATCGCTACGAATATTGGTAAAGAATCATTCAAGGAATGGGAGGAATGGATAGCCACTGTCAATGATGACTTACCTGAGCCGGAGGATTTAGAATCACTTTGGGATAACATGCCAGATTTAGCACCTAGCTTAATCGATGGTATCCTTCGTGAAGGCCATAAGATGCTCATCGCAGGTCCATCTAAAGCCGGTAAGTCATTCGCACTTATCCAATTATGTATTGCGTTAGCAGAAGGCAAGCCGTGGTTCGGATTTAACTGCGCACAGGGTAAAGTTCTATATGTAAATTTAGAACTTGATCGTGCGTCATGCTTACATCGATTTAAGGATGTCTATGAAGCATTACACCTGGCACCGAATAACTTAGATAAGATATCCATATGGAACTTGCGTGGTAAGTCGCTACCCATGGACCAATTAGCACCTAAGCTAATCCGTAGGGCGGAAAAGAAAGGGTATAAAGCTATCATTATTGACCCTATCTACAAGGTTATTACAGGTGACGAAAACAGTGCTGACCAAATGGCTAACTTCTGTAACCAGTTTGACAAGGTATGTACTGAACTAAAATGTGCAGTCATTTATTGTCACCACCATTCTAAGGGTAACCAAACTGGTAAGCGGTCTATGGACCGTGCATCCGGTTCCGGTGTATTTGCTCGTGACCCAGATGCCTTGATTGACTTGCTAGAAATCGAAGCTGAGAACCTAGATGAAAATAAATTAGAAGGTGCTCCAGTTGATACTAGCCAATGTACTGCATGGAGAATGGAAGGTACGCTACGTGAGTTCCCTCGGTTCAAGCCTGTTGATCTATGGTTTGAATATCCAATTCATAAGGTCGATGATAGTGGCTTCTTATCTATGGCGATGTTTAAGGACGCTCAAGAAAAGGGCCTTAATAAAATGAACAAGGCTAAGCAGTCAGCTAAAGAGAAAAAGAAACAGCAATTAGTTGATGCCTTTAACATCGCTGCTGCTAAAAATGGATTTAGTGGTCGAGCTGACATAAACGAGGTCATGAACATTATGCAAATATCTGAAACTACACTTAGAAGATATTTAAAAGAAATGCCCATCTTCAAAGTCGAATTGGGTGAGATTG